TAAAGTCAAAAGGATATGATGGATTTATGGTTGCAGAAAGAGGTTCTAAAAATGTGGCAATATTTGATGAATCCTCAATTGAAAAAATTAATAAGATTTTATAATGTTACCGTTTAAAGAAGAAATAATATCAGATAATATATTTATCAGAGAGTTTAAACAAAATACTGACTCTGGAGATTATCAATGGCACAGAGATAGAGAAGATAGGATAATTGAATCTATTGGTGAAACAGATTGGCAAGTACAATTAGATGATGAATTACCAAAAGTTATTCAAGGTGAAGTTTTTATACCAATGGGAGTTTATCACAGAGTTATAAAAGGAACTGGAGATTTGAAAATAAAATTACAAAAATTATGAGGTATTTAAAAGTATATGAATCATTCATACTAGATGAAAATGAGATGAAATTTGAAATCGATTGGGTTACACCAGATGATAAAACAATTTTATCAGAACTACATGAGTTGATAAATAATATGGAGTTGTTTTTTAAACCAGATAACTTTGATAGGGTTTATGCTAAAATACCTAGTGTTTTTCATTATGTAGTAAAAAATTATCTTAAAAAAGAAACAACCGATAAGGAAGAAATTAAAAAACTATTGTTAAATAAAAATCCTGAAAGTTTAGGATTTGGAAACATTGAATTTAAAAAGGATATAGTTGGTGTTCCAGATAAAGATGGTATTGTAGAGGGCGGTGATCCAACTTGTATAAAAGAAGTATCAAATTTTATAAAATCATGTAGTGTAGTTACTTGGAAAGATGTTGATTCAACCGGAAATATGGGAGATTTAACAAAAATATTCGGTAGTACATCTGGAAAGGGAGGATGGAAAGGTTCTTTTCAAGTTAAAAATAAAGGTATAAAAGGTATTGAAGAACTAAAAAGTGCATTACCTACTTGTCCAATTAAAGCAGATGTTGAACGATACTTAATAACTTATGATGATTTGATTAAAAATAATGGTAAAATATCTTTACCCACGCCCTTTGTTATAAACTTAAAGGACAATCAAGGTAATGATAATAGATTGATTGGAGGACACAAAAGGTCTACTATAGCTCTTCAACTTGGTATACCAGTACAAGTATTATTTATAAAATTTTAAAAATAAAAACCCTATTATTTAATAGGGTTTTTGTAATTTAGTTCGTGACTAAATCTTTTACTTATAAAATCATTTAGTTCTATACATTTCTCAAACTGCTCTTGTTGTTCAAGTTCTATTACAATTCCTTGTAAATAATCCTTTGTATAAACTTTTAAATTACGATTGTATAGTATTCCATTTGTAATTCTTTCAAATACGTTTTCTGCTCTCATTTTTAATCTTTTTTAGAACTATAGTTCTCGTTATAAATTCTAATAACCTCATCATATTCAGTTACCACTCCTTCTCTAAAAGTATCATTATCATACTTTTGTTTATTTATATACTCTTTTATATAATCGGCATAATCAAGTTGTATAGAAATGTCTAATTTTTCTTCATCAAATTCTTCATCAGGTGTTGAGTCAACTGATTCGTCAACCTTAGTAACTATATCATCAATATAATCAACTGAAGAGAATCCACTATTTTCCAATAGAACTTCTAATTTTCTTCTTAATTTTCTATTACTAATAAGTAAGTTATTTGAAATAGACAAATCAATATAATCTTTTGAATTTCTTAAAGCATCTAATCCATCAACATCAGTTTCTGAAATAACATTATATTTTCTGAATACGGGTGAATATGTATTTGGAATAAAGCTAACTTCATCATCAGATAGATCTAACATTGTTATTCCCTTTTGATCACCATAATCATTTCTATCCATTTGATATAAAGATCCTATAAACGTGAAATTACTATTCTCTTGACGAATATGTATGTGACCAGAAAAAGCTCTCTTATATGACTTAAAATCTTCTACATCAATCTTATCAGCGTTTCTATGAGCAACTGAATTAAGGTGCATTTTACATCCATTCAAATCAGAGTGACACATTAGATAATCTCCTTGATTAGATCTAATCTCATTTACCATATCTAAACGTTTCTCAACCCAAGGCATTAAAACGATTCTTTGACCACCTAAATCTAATGTTGTCGTTTCTTCATATACTGTAATGTTATCGATATAACCATATAATCTAACAGAGTTTACTTCATTAGATCCTTTATTCCAAAGATCATGATTTCCAACCATTATATGAACAGGAAGAATTTCGGCTAGTTCTCTAAGTATCTTCTCTACCTTATTTAAAACAATAATAGGTAAACTAGTTCTATTATCAAATAAATCACCAAGGTGTATTAGAACATCACCTTCTTTTACATTTTCTTTTAAGTAAGGAATAACAAACTCATAAAATGTTGACTCCATCATATTCAACCACTTATCTAAATTATTAAGATAAATACCGAAATGAGTGTCAGTTATCATAAAAACTCTCATTAATAAAAATTCTTTTTTATTTATATGATATTTATCTACAAAGTTAGAAAAAAATCACTTTTTTATTATAATATATACATCATAGAGAATACAAAAAGATTAATATATAATTTTAATAATTTGTTAATCAAGTTAAACAAAAAATAATTAAAAAAGACATGCCATTACCTCACTTTACCCAATTACAAGGAGTAGGTTCACCTGGGGGGCCAGGTACACTACCAGATGAAGTAGTATATTTAAACCTATTTGAGATAACATTTATATTACCTGTTATCTTACAAGCACAAGGTAGAGACCCGATCTTGTTGTTACAAAATGCAACTAAAGTTTCTTTAAACTTAACTGAGTTTGAAGGTGTTGCCACTAAACAACAAAGGTTCAAATACTCTACAAGAGAGTTCGTTACAACTCCTACCAAAACTTCTGGGACTATACAAATACCTGTACAGGTAAATGTTAATCAACAAGGATCTATGGAGAATTGGAATACAATGAAAGCTTGGTATGACTTAGTATTTAACTCTCAAAATGGAGCTCTTAGTTATAAGAGTGATATTATTGGTACTATTATTGTTAATCAACACGATAAAAAAGGTGTTGTATTAAGAAGAGTAACATTCCAAAACTGTCAAATAACTAAATTACAAGGTTATGACTTAGACTGGTCACAAAATAACATCATTGAAACTGTATTAGCAGATTTCACATATGATTACTTCATTGATGAGTATATTGATAACAACTTTACAATCAGCCCACCGTTGGTTTCAGGTTATTAATAAGAACTTTATAAAAATAAAAAACTCATCTTTCGATGAGTTTTTTTTATTTTAGAATTTTGGCATTTGCATATTGTTTGTCATACTCTGAGCATTTCTCATCATAGAACTCGTATCTGGCATTGAACCTCTTTGAGATTCTTCTTCCTTCTTCTTATTACTATCTTCTTCTTCAAGAATTTCATTAACTAATTTAATGTTTTCTTCAAGCATCCAAAAAGGCCACAAATCCATTGCGGATTCTTGTGTATGGAAGTGTTTTTGAAGCAATAATTTATTCTTTAATATATGCTTCAAAGGCATCATGAATAACGAAAATACCTGACGTTCCGTTGGGAAACTGCATTTCTGTGGTAACCTCCTCACCACAACTACAAATCTTACCTAATTTTTCGATTCCAAAAGTCATTTTACCGATTGCAGCATTTAAGAACTGGAATGAAATATCATCCATTTGTTCAAACTCTGTTAACTTTGCTTTAATACCATCCATAGTAATAGATGTTCTTCCATTTAACATAAATGGAATGATTTTTAAGAAAGATAAATTAGGAGCTTTTTTCTCATTATTTTCTTTGATAATATAATCAGTAAATGCTTTTTGTAATCCTATATTTGGTGGAGTAACTTCAAACTGACCTCCATTAATTGTTTTAAATGAGAACGAATTTGATGCAGGTGAATAGAATCTATCCAATTTCTCATCTATTTTATGAAATCTAAAGTTTTCTCTTTTTAATTCAATTGCAACATCCTGTCCACAAGTACATTTTGCATTTGCAGATAATGAATTACCTTGTTGGAATGTTAATTCTCTAATTAAAAAGATTAAGTAAATTCTATCTTGATCTTTTACTTCTAAGAAAGAACCAACTCTACCATCAGTATATTTAATTCTTACACAAGCTTGTAACATATCATTCATCTTCTCAACAACATCATAGAAGTTATTATCATCTACCATAGAGTAAGCTTGAATTTCTCTAACTTGTGCAGCTCTAACCATAAACATAGTTCCAACAGGATAGAATTTACCACAAGGAAAGTCTCTAACATCAAATGTTAAGTATTGTAAGTCACTTGTTCGTGTACTTTCAATAACAGGTTCCGCAACATTATCAGAAAATGTGTTTGTATTTTTTTTACCAGCTTCTATATCACCTAAGTGTCTCATTAAGTAATCTTCTTCGCTCATATCTTTATTTGTATCTGACATAATTAATTATTATTTTTTATTTATATATTGACATAATCAATGTCTCTATTATATTAAATAATAACAAATTGGTTTAAAATAAAAAACCCTTAGATTTCTCTAAGGGTTTTTAATATTTATTAAGTGATTATGCGTTGATGAAACCACCAGCTGCAATAGCACCAGTTCTTAAAATTGTAACATTGTTTACAATGATACCCATACCTTTGATTGGTTCTACATAAGTATCAAGAACTCCAATTTGACTATCGATAATATCAACTGTATTATTCTCGTCATCCATTTTGTTGAAGTAGTTATATAAACCATTTTTGTTTACATAAGTTTCACAAATAACATCAGCTCTTAATTTAATTTCAGCTCTAACATCAGGAGTATTAAACTTCCATTGGTAATCAAGCAACATTGCAGCAAGTTCTCTTTCTAACTCAACTAATACTTCTCTCACGTGGATTAAAGATAATGCTGATTTGTAGATTGTTAATGCAGTATTCTCAGTCTCAATTACATATCCTCTGTTTCTTTTCAATACAATTGGGTTCATTTGTGCTTGGTTTAAGAACTCAATATCTGTTGGGTTGAAATCGTGTTCAACACCAGCAATATTAGTAACTCTACCATTTGTAACACCAGCAGCAATTGTCCAAGGTGTAATATTACTTACAATAGAAGTATGTTTTCTCATATAAGTTGTCGCAACATATGCAGCAGGTGGAAAATCTAATGGTCTACCATTATCATTTACTGTTACATAAGGAGTGAAATAACCAACTGTTGATACTCCATTTCCATCACCGAATGAGTAAAGGAATGCAGGATTACTTTCTGGGTCTCCACCTTTAGCAATAAAATCTACTTGTAATACTCCTTCTGTGTTTACGAAACTTGGAGATGAAGAGTTTTTGAATGATTTTAATGATGGCATATTAATGAAACCAAATACATTCAATCTCTCACCACAAATATCTACTAATTGTTGTTTTGATCTTTCAGTTAAACCTAAACCAAATGAGTCAACTAAATATCTAAAGTCAAATGCTTCTTTATTAATTAACGCTTTGAACAATGGTGTTCCTTTTGCAATCAAGTTTAAGATTTGATTTTGTTTAGTTTCAGTACCATCAGGTAAAGAAGCTTGTCTAACTCTAAATCCTTTTAAAGAAATACCTTTATATGTCGTTGTATATTGGTCAACTGTTGAGTATCTTGTTGTTTGATAATCTAATAAACCAGTTAGAGGATTAGTATATGATGTTTTTAAGATTTTAGCATCACAAGTAATCTCAGTTAAACTAGTATCACCAGCATATTGTCTTTTACTCAAGATTCTTGTTAAGTTTCTTAGGTTTGTTTGTCCTAATGCAGGAGTGAAATCACTATTATCTGCTAATAAGAAATCACCAACTTTTACTTCACTATATCTTGATGCATTAACTAATATTTTGTTTTGTACTTGAGTATATCCAGTAGGTAATTCAATCTCAAGTGTTTGTTTTAAGTTACTTAATTCAGATTGAACATTAAATGTATAGTTAGCAACTGGTTCAATTGAATTAATTGATATTAAATCATCACTAGTAAATGAAACTTCTAATAAACCATCTAAATCTACAAACATTTGTAAATAAGACTTCATTGCAGCACTTTCTAATGTATTATACATCATAGTAACTCCTGTTAATTCTTCGTAAGTAACATTCTCTGCTACCTCATATGCGAAGAAATTACTACCGGTAAACCCTAAAGCAGTTGCTAAAGCAACAGCACCCTGTGAAGAATTAACACTATTTTGTTGTATTGTTAATGAAGTAGTATTATTAAGTGATACAGGGAATAAAATTTGATCTAAAATTTGTAAATCTAAATTACTTACTGCAGTTGAAGCACTGACACTTGGAGTTTCAAATACAACATAGTTATATCCTGCATAAGGACTTGTAATATTAATTACTGTAGGATCAGGAGTTGCCTCACCATTAACAAATGTAACATTTATAGTAGTTGTAAAATTACCACCACCATCTACAAACTCATCGTTCAATGTATCTTTATCTGCAGTAGTTAATAATCTATTTGCATAGAAATAATCACCATCACTAATTAAACCATTAAAGTATTTTTGGTAGAAAGTTGAATACTTACCAACAACACCAATATTAGTATTTGCAGGTTCATCTTTAGTACGTAATTTATCACTACCTAAAATAAACTCATTATCGTTTTTATAGATTTTAAATACACCACCATTTGCACCAGAGATATAAGAAACATTTGATAATCCAGTTTTTAATACCAAAGATTTATTTTGTGTTGAAGAAGTTACTACTTCAGTAACTGTCATAGAAGCTAAACTTTTCTTAACTTCTTTACCAGAACCATCTACACTAATAATCATAGTTGCTTGATCTTTATAAGTACCTAAAAACTCAGTAATTTTATTAAACATTTTAAGTTTTCTAAACTGTACATAGTTTTTAACATCAGATCCTGCTGTTCCCCAGAACACCAATCTAACATCACCTTGTGAATAACCAACCTCGTTACTTAAATCATAAACATAATAATCATGTACTGTTGAATTAGTACCATAAGTTAAATCTTGGTATGGTGTTGTACCTGCTTGGAAATATACATCATCTCCATAACCAGGAATAACATATTCTTCTAGTGTAGGGTCTGATGCAATAGTAATCTCTTGAAATGATGCCGTTCCAGAGAAACCACCATTTATAACATTATATGAAATATAACCCAATACTATATCAGATGTTGATACACTTGGTCTAACATTTGGTGTATAACTAGTAACACTAGAGATAACTCCACTTGTATTTAATGTGAATACTGTTGAGTAAGTTGCTACAGACGTAGAGTATGTAAAGTCAGTAGATTTAACATTAAATGAATATGTACCATATGTAACAGGAATATACTGACCACCAATTACAGCGTAAGGACTTACATCAAATCCATTATCAATAAAGTTAGTTGAAGTATATTTAACATTTAATATAGATGATGTACCTGAACCAGTTTTTGTATGATTAAAATGTCCATCTGTATCTACATTAGCACCAGTAGCAAGATTGACACCAACTACGGCACCTTCTGTAAACCAAGCAGTTCTATTAGAGTGATGAACAACAACACCTGTTTCTTTTGGATTACCAAAAGCGTGTGGCATTTGACCTTCTAAACCACTATTATTATTTGATACTGTACCAAATAATGCAACAACGTTCCCTGGTAAATCCAAAGGAGTTGCAGTAAATGGAACTGATTCAATAATAGTTTCTTTATATGATAAGAAATCAATTTCTTTTTGTTGTGTTATTAATGGATTAGCAGAGTCAATTAAAGTACCACCGATAAGGTCAACTAAACCTGTATAGTAATCTTCTTCAACTAAATCAGCATTGAATGCACAATATAAACCAGTTGTATCAGTACCTCTGTTAATCGTAGTTTCAATAAAGATATTTCTTCCTTCTAAATCTCTAAAGTAAGGAATTAATGATAATCCTTCGTAATATGCTAACAAAGTAACATTTCTATCATTTGCAAAGTTTCTTAATTCACCTTTAATTAAACCATCAGAATTAAAATATTGACCCCATCTGTTATCTACAGCTAAGTTTCTGTAATCTGACCAGTCACCTGCGATTACAACCACGTCAACCATATAGTCAGATGCATAATCTGAAGCATTAACATAAGGTGGTAGTTTCTCAATAGAACCATACCATTCAAGTAATGTTCTATCAAATCCACTAACTTGTGTTTTAACAGCAAATACAGTAACGTATCTGTCTGATAAGTTAGTAAAGCTTAATGCTCTTTCTGCATAACCAGAGTTATTTTTTGTTAGATTAATGAAAGCCTCAGTATCTCTCTTCCAGAAACCAGTTGTATCAAAGAATCTTCTATAAGGACCTTCTCTTTTAATATCATTAAGATAACGTGCAGAAGAAGATAATGATTTATACTCAATAACATCTAATGTATCATCCGTTAATAACACGTTCATCGCAAAAACAGGAGATGATTCTAACATTTTAGAAACAGTTCTGTGGAAAAAAGATCCTTTTCTTTCCAAGTTTCTATCTAATTGACCATAAACCGCTTCTAAGTCGTTAACCGTTGTTAATCTAATCGGTGTATTAACAGGTCCTTTTTTAGAAACTCCTATTATAAGGTTAGTTATTCCTTCTACTGTAGGTGTGCTGAATACTGACTTGTCAATTTCTTCGATGAAGATACCAGGTCTTTTGTATTTTCCAATTTGAATTGCCATATTTTTATTTTAATTTTTTAGTTTAATGTATATATTAAAAGAAAAAAATCATATTTTTTCTATTTTTGATTAACATTAGATATTTTTGTGATATTTTCTTTCATATCCTTTTCAATTTTAGCTAAATTATCTTTGTGCTTCTTCTCAGCGAACGTAAAATCAGTCTTTGTTTTATTAACTTTCTGTACCAACTCTTGTATCTTTGTATTAACAGCTTGTTTTGTAGTAGCATCAGTAGATAATTTTAGCTCTTCTTGATAATTTTTATTTTCTTGTTCCATTTTTAATAAATCACTTTGCATTCTAGCTAAAGTTGAATATTCAACAAGAAATGGATTTCTATCAGGACCATTTTGAATTGCTTGATCTCCTAATATTCTAACCAATTCTCTTTCTAATTGAACTGAATCTTTAATGTTTTTGTAAACATTATCAATTTGAGGTCGTTTAGTTTTATAATCAGCTAGTTGTTTACTAAGAGTTTCCATACTTTGTTTATTCATCTTAATATCAACTGGATCAGTTTGTTCAATTGGAATACTTATACCATCTGCTTCTAAAAATAACTTATAATTCTTTAAATGTCTCATTATGATTTTTTAATTTGAATACCAGATTTAGAATTAACTGTTGTTTTACAAGGTTTATTACCTGCTTGTAAAATAAGATTAGCTAATTTTGGTTCAGTAGTATCATCAATAGTATAAATCTTTTTATTTTCTGTATAAACTAACCAATAAATCTCAGAAATACCTTTAAATACAGGTGAAGTTACTGTACCATCATTATCAACTGAAGAAACAGTTATTGTATTATTTGGTTTGAAAATGTTATCAAACTCATTTACCTTAACCATAGTATATTTAGGAGCTAGTGTACCATCATTTGCCAAATTCACAGGAAATGTTCCTTTGAGTATATCTTTTTGAGTTCCATTCATTCTATTCAAGTACTTATTTTTATAATAATTAATTAAGGTATATGACATATATATATTACCACCTGAAACTTCATGAATTAAAAATGTTCTTTGTTTAACTACATCATCTTCGTTTTTATAAGTAATTGTAAAAATTGTGTTTGCCTTTAAATCAACTCCTTTAAGAGCAGGATTAATTTTACCTAATTCTAAACTCAATTTCTGTTTAGAATTTTCTAATGTAGCAGCATCAGTAAGATCCTTCTCATCTAATGTTGCCATGGCACCCTCACCGTTTTTAGTTACTGCACCTTCTCCAAAATATGAATCAACAAATACTGCAACTTTACCTCTTTCAGATCCACTTTTATACAACTTCTCACCATCTAATATGTCATTTATAAATCTATTAAAGTTAATACCAGCATTATCTTTAATTTCCCAATCATCTGCTTTAGCAGGATTAGGATCAGGTACAGTTGGTAATCTTAACTTAGCATTCTTAGTAAAGAAAACTTGATACTTACGATTTTTTCTTATTTCATTAACACCTTCTTCCCAAGCATCAAATAATTTATTATTTCTATAAGGACCATTTCTACCACTATCACCACCATCACTTGAATTACCACCAAATGAAGTATATTCAGATAATGTATTTGTATCAACCTTCTCACTTCTTTTTGTAATTGTTTGAACTGTATATAATTTATAAGCTTTGATAAAAAGATTCATTATTTCAATAATAGGATCCATACTCATAATCACTTCACCACCCTCTTTCTTCTTGGTTTCTAATTCTTCTCTTAATTTAGTAATCTCTTCGTCAGTTGCAGTAAATGCTCTAACTTCTATACAAGTTTGATTAAAAAACTCTAAGATTTTTTTACTTTGATCACCACCTTCTTTACCTTGTGCATCATCACCTTCTTTACCTTGTGCATCACCACTTGCAGTACCACCTTGAGGAACAGCCGCAGTTGCACCAGGATTAGAATTTGGTGTTCCAGAAGGTAATATATTTTTTGCTTCTAAAAATGAAGAGTAATTAAATAAAGATTCCTTTTTAGCAGTAACTATAGGTACTTTATTTATCTCTAGTAAAGTAGTTACAAATGTTTGTAAAGGAACTTTTAAATCTCCTAAACCACCATATAAATTTTCTTTCTGAAATTGAAGAGCTCTTTTTGAAAATCTAGCAATTTTTTCAGCAATAATAACAATCTTATTTTTATCATTTAAAATTTCAATACCCTCGTTATAAAGTTTATCTTTTTCTTGTATTGTTGCTTTCTTATCACCAACCAAATATCTATTTACTTCATTATAAAGATTTTTTATAAGTTTTTTACTATCAGTATTATTTGAATTTGTTGCAATATCATTTATTAAAGTATAATCAACCGCTATACCTTTTTCTTTAGGTGAAATTAACACCTCAATATCCTTTTTCAATTTATTGAATGCTTGTGTTAGGTGATCTTCACCAACAACAGTTTTACCTCTATTTGCAGAACCACCAGTACCAAATGAATCAGCTGCCTCCATAAGAAGAACCATTCCAGAAGGAAGTGATTGATCATCTTTTGCATATGTACTTAGTTTAGGGTTTTTACTTCTAATAGTAGCAATATCTAATTTTTTAGGATTTTTAGTATTATCACTTTGAATTAGATTTAATTTATCACCATTTTTAGTAATATATGTTACTTTTGGTTTACCAGTTGTACCAGTTGATGCCCCAGTATTAACTTTTTTATAGTTAGCCAAAATTAAAGCAAGTGCTTTTAAATTCTTAACCATTAAACCATAACTATTTGCAACTATACCTTCTGCATCTGCATCACCAGAACCACTTTCAGAATTCTCTCCACTATCATCACCAGAACCTTCTTCATCTTTAAATTGATTTAAAAACTCTCTAAATTTTTTAAGTTCCTCTAATAAAACATCTTTCTTATCTAAATCCTTTACATTATTAACCACTTTGATTGCACCATCTGTTAATCCAATTAATTCAGATACTGGACGTCCATTCTCAACCGCAAATATCAACTCTTTAAAGAAAGAAGAAAGTGTTATTCTAAGTAATAATAATTGACTATCATCACCTAACGAGAAAACAGTAGATTGATCTACAAGATAATCAAATTGTTCTTGTAACCTTTCTATTAATTTTTTAATTTGTCCAACTTTTCTAGCAATTCTTGCTTTTCTAATAATATGATTAATCAAACGACCCAATAAAGAGTCATTCCAGCCAACGTCATTTGCAAATGGTCCACTGTTAAATTCGGCTTCTTCGTTTATTGACTTGATTTTATTTATAGAGTTAGAGTTTTTTTCTCTAAGAAAATCCTCTCTTTTATTCAAATATCTCATTATGATATAAAAAATTTTTTAGTATATATATAAAATAATAAGTATCAATTTTTGATATTTTAAAAATTATCAGTATATTTGTAAAAATAAAATAGAGTATGAGTTTATTTAATATTAATAAAGTAATCTGTCTTAACTTAAAGGCAATGGATCAAAGACAACTATTTATAGCATCAACTACACTTTCAATAGATTTTGAAATTCTTTTAAAATACAAGAATCAACGTTGCTTAAAATTATGGATTTGTCAAGAAACTGGTATGACTGTAGCAGTTGAACAACAAGATATAAATAAATTTACAGGTGAGCTACTTGATAAAGAGTTTTTCTTCTTCCCTGAAGTATGTCCTGTAACAAAAAAAGAGTATGATAGAGTATTTAGAATGAAACCGGTAGTAATTCCTAAAGTATCTAAGAATGATGATACTTTAAACTCTTATTTATTCTATATTGAAAAAGGATATGATATAAAAATGCCTTCTCTAGATAGAAAGATTGAACATATAAGAAATAACCAAGAAAAAAATACAGAGGTTGAACAAACTAAAGTAGTTAGCGAGGTTAAATCCAAAACTAAAAAACAAGTTAGTTTAGAAATCGATACAATCTTAGATAAAATAAACGAAAGTGGTATTGACTCTTTAACAAAAGAAGAAAAGGAATTTTTAGATAATTTATAAAACCAGGTAAATCACCTGGTTTTTTTTATATATACTCATATGAAAAACTTAAAATTATATGAGAACTTCTCCGGTAAAATAAAATATACTAGACCCGAAGATCTTGATACTCAAGAAGTTGTTGAACTAGTTGGTATTTTATTTGAATTAAAACCTACTCTACCAGACGACTTTCCAAAAAAAGATTTATCACAATTAATTAGAAATGAAGTATCTTATCTCTCAGATGATGATAGATTTAATATATTAGTTGGATTTAGTGAAAATGATATTTATGTAAATAAAGAAGGTGAATTAGTTACAGGTAAATACAAAACTATATTTAGAGTAAATATTAGTAGAACCGAAAAAGAAAGTTTTAAATTATCAGAAATTAAAGATTTTATTTTACTAACATCACAATTAGTTGAAAAAACTTATGATAAGGTTAAAATGTTAGCTAAAATAAAAGAAGAAAAAGTATCAATAGAAGAGTTTGAAGAATTATCAGATAATGATGAAGTTGAAGAAGTAACTTTTCTTATAAAAATATATTAATTATGAAGTATTTACAAACACACGAAGGATTTATCAATAAGGTTAAAACATTTATAAAAGATAAAATCAAAGAACAAGAACCCAATACCGAAAATAACCTAACTGGTTCAGAAGAAAAACAATCCAAATTTAAAGAGTTTATACTGGATTCTATTACTTATTTACAGGATGACTTTACTATAACTATATCATTTGTAGAAAGCTCATTTGAAAGAGGACATAGTGGTGAAACTATACATGGTGAGAGAAAAACAGAAGCTAGAATTAGAGTACAGAAACAAGTTAGACATGGTGATGAAGGTGGTATAGAAGAAACTAAATTTATTATTGATGATGTTAAAGATCAATTACTATTTATGGTAGATCGTGTTATGAAACATTATAATATATTAGATGTTTATTTTATTTATAAAGAACAAATGAAACTTATGTATGGAGATGATGAAGAAATACCTTTACCAAACATGAGAGATCTTACAACTGAAGGGAAGTCACATAAACTAAGTAAAGAAGATTTTGAAAAATTATCTTTTGATATAATAACTTCTGAAGTAAATGTTATATTCAAATTATTATAAAAAACCGAGAACTATCTCGGTTTTTTCATTTATTTTATTTTTTTTCAAAGTAAAATCTTCATTTTTAAGTAAAAATTAGAGAAAAAGAAAAAGAATGTCAGACGTTAAAAAATATATATACTCGTAAAAAGATTATTCAAAATGGGAATTAAAGAATTTAAGTATAACGATAAATCTATCACAACAAAATCAGAAATTTTAAAGAAATTAAAAGAACTGGGATTCAATTGGCTAATTGATTCTGAGGTTGAAGATGCTATTGTAGAAATTAAGAAAGATACTTTAATTTGGCACGAAGGTATTTATAAATTTGGTAATTGGAAATACGGCATATTTAAAAATGGTGGATTCTATGGAACGTGGGAGAATGGTATTTGGGAGAAAGGAGTCTTCAAAGGAACTTGGAAGAGTGGGTTAAACAAACCTATCTAGATAAAAATAATTAATTACTATGAAAAGAAAAAGAACTTTACTGAAAGAAATTGGAACTAAAATTATTTATGACAATAACACAATTATAATAAGCAGAGAAGGAAATGAATGGTTCTTTGAAATAGGAAAAGAGTTAACGACAGATTTAGGTGAGGCAGTTTCATTATTATTAAGAAATTGTGATGCAAATGATCCAATTTGGCAACTAGAAACTAGAGATATAGATACAGATAATGTATCACCAGAAAAAAGTTTATACTGGTTATCAGGTGGTGAAAGAGAATGGAAAACATTAGAACATTATAACAGACCTTGGTGTGATTGTTATTTAGAGTTTCAAGAAGAGTTTGGATTTTTAGTAATAAGTATAATAAATAGATCTAGAACACTGGAAGAAATGAGAAAACACTTTATAGAATACTTAAACTTACCAGTATTATATGATTTTGCACTAAGTAGAAAATTATTAAGATAAAAAATTAAAAACTCACTTTTTAGTGAGTTTTTTTATTTAATATATATAAAAAAATAAACTTTTATGAAATACATTAAAAAATATAATGAAGATTTTGAAAATATTGATGAAGGATTAAGATCAGTGGCAACCGGTATGGTTGCGGCACTTGGTCTATTATTTGGTTCTTGTACCTTTGTTGGTATAGAAGATAAAAATGGTAATGATATTGAAAATATAGATTATGCAAATAAAACATCTACTGGTACTATAAAAGATATAGAAAGACATAGTAAGGGTAAATTAAGAATTCAATTCATTGATAATAATGGCAATAAAATAGAAACTACTATATATCCAAATGGATTTTGGAGAGAAGATACACCAAAGGCAGGAGATAGTATAAAACTTGTATTTGACGAGAAAGGTAAATCTGCGGAAGTTTATTTAAAGGATGATTATGATAAAAAATCTCACAGACATCCAGGTGGATCATTCTGGTAATAAAAACAAAAACTCACTAATGAATGCACATTTCTTTGACCTTAACAGTTTAATTACTATGAATAGTAAAGTTTGGATAGTTAATAAACTAAATCCTAATAAACCTTTGTTAAGAATATCTAAATCAGAATTTAACCTTTTAAGAAAAGGTGTTTATAGAAAAGATAATATCAAATTTGATATGTCTGGGGAATCTTATTGGTTCAGTGAAGAACTTTTAAACAGAATTAAAATTAAAGCAAAAAATGCCAATGTAGATGTATCAGATTTAGCATTCTCAATGCAGGAATTTATGAGTAAAGACATAATTGATAATGGTGACTTTACAATACACTTAGAAAATATTAGACATCTTAAAAATAGTCAAGACGACATCTATGTTATTTGTTCTAAAAACTCTAAAAGAAGTTATGAATCACTAATTGAAAAGTTAGAAGAAAAATTATTAGACTTTGGATTAAAAATAAAGAACTTCTATTACATATCAGAAACATTCTATAACAGAGATAGAGACGATATAGTACACAAAAAAGTGAGATTGGTACTCCAACATATAATTGGTTTAAAAACCGCTGATACGAAGTTTACAGAAGAAGAAATAACTAAATATGATGAAGTTTCTTTATATGACGATGATCTTAATACAGTCAAACTAGCTAAAGGTGTAAATGATGTGCTTCAATTCTTAGTTAAGAACAGTGATGATGAAGTTAAAGAGAAAGTAAAAGAAGTACTTAAAATGGAAGAGTGTGAATTGATTATAAATCAAGTTACATTCAATAAGGTAAATACATTTATTACAACAAAAGTAGAGTTAAATCTACATAAAATTGTAAGAACCTTTGAAAATTTTAATTATAAAAAATAATATATAATGTATGAAAAACATTAAAACATTTGAATCATTCTCTCAAGGAGAAGAAATAAACGAATCACTAGGAGGAATAATAAAATCTATTTTATCATTTCCTATAACTATACTTGGATTATTAACAATGCAGTTTGTTGGTGGTAGAACCATTTCAAAGGTAATCAAAGAAAGACTTTTAGACATTTATGCAAATATTGATACTTTAATAACTACATTAGAAAATATTTCAAGAAAGAGAGATATTACTGATGTTGAAAGAAAAAAAGTTATTTCAAAATTGAAAGATTTAAAGAAAGTTAAAGAGAAATATCCAACTTTACAAATCTATAAACAAGAAGTAAGTAAAAAAGCTCCTTTATATAACTTTAAAAATAGAGATTATCTAAGAACTCAAATCTGGGATTATGAACCTAGACAAATGAGTGCGATGCAGGTGGTTGCCGAACTTACAAAAGTTTATGATCTAATAGAAAGACGTGATGTAACCGGAGAAGTTGCCGCACGTGAGCCTATTAGAACTGAGTTTCAAGATCGTCTAAATACATTACTAGCACAAGAACAAAATCCAAATGGTAGAAGATAAATAAAAAAAGACTAACAAATGTTAGTCTTTTTTTTATTTCTCATCTTTCTTACTCATCGCATTCTTAATCATTTCATTTAGATCTCGATTATTTGTAACCAAACCATCAGTAGATGTATCAGCTTGACTTTCTGCCTCAGCTTGTTTAACTTCAGGGTTTTCAATTTCGTTATAACCTAAGTCTTTTCTTAATGTTTTATAGAACTTCTCTAATTCAGTTCTTTGATTTGATAAAAACTTACCATTCTCTCTAATTTGACCAATTGTTTGATTGACAACTTCATGCATTCTTGCTGCGTTATCACCATTATCAACTTGTCTCAATTGAGATAGAAAGTTTTTTCTAGTCATCTTTGATAAGAAAATTGCTTCAGCGTAAACCATAGCGTCTTCTCTCATCTTATTTCTAATATAAGAATGTTCTTTTAATTTTGGTATATCACTTAGATATAAATCAACCAATGATTCTAATACATCCATTGATTGTTGTGTTGCCACAGTTAAATCAGCATCATAATCATATATCTCGATTTCACCTAAATCAGGTAAATCTTCTGGCTTGGCTAAGTGTAGAGAAATGTCGAATTCCGAGTTTTCTGACTGGATTTGATCGAATTCATCTTGTAGTCTAATTCTTTGTTCTTCACTTTTTGACATAAGTAAACGGTTTTTTACAATATATATAAAAAAAGTAAAGTCCAATTTATGGCAAAAGAAATAATAGAGAAACAAATGATATTTACCACTCGTCTGGTAGATGAAGCTTCTGATAAAATCAATGACGGTATCGTTATAAAAAGATACCAAAATCCTTGGTTAAAATCTGAGGTAGGTCTAAGAAGAGCAGGGGTTTCATTTAGAATGTCTCCAGAAGAACAAGCAGAGTATATTAAGTGTGCATTAGATGTACATTACTTTACAGAAACATATTGTAAAGTGAAAACTGAAGATGGTTCGATAAATAACATTAAACTAAGAGAATACCAAAAAGAAATATTAGATAACTTCGTTAATAGTAGATTTAATATTTTAATGGCTTCTCGTCAGGTTGGTAAAACAATCTCAGCATCAATCTTCATGTTGCATACTATCTTATTTAGCAATGATAAGAATATAATGATTGTTGCAAATAAAGGAGATACCGCAGTAGAGATTGTAGATAAAATTAAATCCATCTACTCATTACTACCATTCTTTTTAAAACCAGGTATTAAAACTTGGAATCAAAAGTCTCTAACATTTGAGAATGGATGTAGAATAAAAACATCTGCAAGATCTAAAACACCAGCAATCGGTTTTACCATTGACGTACTTTATCTTGATGAGTTTGCACACATTCCATCAAATATTATAGAACCTTACTATACAGCAGCTTATCCAACCGTGTCTGCAGTACAAAACTCAAAGATTATTATTACATCAACACCAAATGGTATGAATTTATTCCACAAGTTGTTAACCGATGCAGAGAGACCGGAAGGAGATCCACTTAAAAATAACTATAAACCTATGAGGGTTTACTGGCATCAAGTTCCCGGTAGATTTGTTACTTATCTAAGATTAAATAATCATAGATTATATGAACACGGTGTAACTAAAGAAGAAATATTTGAAGGTATTAAACAAAGATATCCAGAGAAAATAACTAAAACTCATATGGGATTCAATTCAGATTTCCAAAAAGATATTATATCAGTATTTAATAATGAACAATGTACTGATGAAGATGTTAAAAATCTAACTTTCATTGATTCAAAAGGATTTGAAGTTCCTTTAAGAGCTATTGGTGAGATGACAACTTGGAAAGAAGAAGCAGTAAAAGATATTGGTGGTGAAGATGCGTTTAACCAAGAATATGGATTACGTTTTATTAACTCAAGTAAATCGTTATTAAACGAAGCCATTATTGATAGTCTTTTAAATAATAAGAAAAATTATAAGTTTGAAGAGATTTTTGAATTTGAAAATAAACTAAGATTTAGCTATAAAGATTTGAGATGGGTTGATGATGATGAAATATTTCTACCTATTAATAGAAAAACTGAGAAGGTTATTATATCAGTCGATATATCTGAAGGATTAGGACAAGATTATTCTATTATGAACATATTTAAAATATCTAAAAAAGATATGGATTTAATTGAATCACAGAAAGCTTCCTATAAATCAGTTACCGACTTTATTAGATTGGAACAATTTGGTTTATTTAGAAGTAATTTAATCTCAGTTAAACAATTAGCTGAAATACTTTACATATTAGCCTTTGAATACTTCAATCCAGATAATGTTAAAATAGTTTTAGAGTTAAATAACTATGGTAATACCTTATTAGCTGAGTTACCACACGTTTTTGATGGTAATAATCAATATGGTTCATCTATTTTCTTTAGATATAAACATAGAGCAGATGCAACTGAAGAAAAAGTTGGATTAAAAGTAGGTGAGAATAAAAATATGATGGTTAAAGATTATCAAGATTTAATGATTTCTAAAGGATTCTCTATTAATAATGAAGAAACTGTTAGAGAGATTACAACATTTGTTAAACACACAACAACTGCTGGTAATACCAGGTATGCTGCTGATGTAGGACACGATGATTGTGTAATGACTATTGTTAATACAACTTCAATATTTTCAAAAAATGATTTTAAAGAAATGGTTGAAGATACTTTACAAAAAGATCCTACATTTAAGAACCATGTTGAAGATTGCTTAAAAAATCTTGAATATAGTGAAACTGTTGATTATTCACAATTATTAAGTGTTAGAAGAAAAGTTTTAGGTAGAAATAAAACTGTTAATGATGTTAATAGTACGGGTATAAACTGGTTTAATAGTGGTAGTAAATAAAAAAAGACATCATCAGATGTCTTTTTTTATTCATTCACTTCCATAGTGACTGAGAGTCCCGCCGATTTTAGTAAATTCTTCATTTCTGAAATGGTTTCTAAGTCACCATACTTAACATCACACTTACCATTATTGTGAACAATATGAGCACATTGTGTTGCTTGTTCATATTCATGCTTACATACTTTCATAAGACATTCAATAACCCAATCAAATGAGTTATAATCATCATTATGAAGTATTAGTTTGTAAGGTTTAGATAAAATCTCCTGTACTTTAGATTGTGTTTTTTTCTTAGTAATAGTTGGCATATCTTATTTGAATATTTTTGTTGTTTTGTTCTTTACGTCTATTATAGTAATTCGACAGTCAATTGTTTTAGCCCATTTCTCAAATTCCTCTAAATGCTCGTAACGGTCGTCATACATTATAAATTCTTGTGGATTAACCTTTGAAATCATTTTTTCAAATAATCTTCTTTTAAAGGTAAAAGTATCACCACCTGTGTTTAAATAAACTGCATCAAATGCTAAGTTCAGATTATCTAAAATTGCCTCTACCTCTGGTCTTAATTTCTCTATACGACCTGTTGCCAAAATAACATAATTATCTGGATCAGAAACTGCTTTTAAATATTCTTGGTAAACATAAGGATTTACCGTGACTGGAAAAATATCCATATCTAAACTTTCTGGTTTTGACCACCATCCTCTGTGAGGATATTCAACACCAAACTTATCTCTCCATATAACTTTTCCATCGTCATGTTTAACTGTGTTACATAAAGTATCATCAAAGTCAAAACATACTAATTTTTTTATTTCCATATTTTTTTATAATTTTATACAAAGATATATATAATTTTTTAATATATATAAAAAAATAAATAAAAGTATGAAAATTGATTTTAGAAAAATTGCTATTTTATTTTTACTAATATCTTCTACAGGGTTTGGACTTACTTGGTACTTAGGAGGATATGATTCTTCTAAAGAAAAAGTTAAAGAACTTGAAGAAAAATATAAAAAGTTAGAACAAGAAAAAGAAGCTGCTGAGGCAAAAGTTGCCGCTTGGAAAGAAATCTATGACCAAAAAGATGCGAAAGACAAAAAACTCGCAATTGAAGTAGGAAAAGCAAAAGCTGATGTTTTAATTGCAAAACAAAATGCAGAAAAAGCCAAAGCCGAGTTAACAGAATTAAAAGGTGGAATGGAAGAAACAAGAAAGGAAATTGAAGATATGAAAAATAATCCAAAAGTACTAACTGATGATGAACTTTTAGAAGATTTAATAAAAAATATAAAATAAGATATGAGAAAGTTATTTACAATATTAATGACATTGATTTTCACAACAATGTTTTCACAAGTTACACAAGAAATCAAATATCCAAGATTTGAAAAAGATTCACTTGGACAAAAAGTTATAGTTATGACTATACCACAAGCCATGAAACTTAATAATAATTCAAATATATTAGAAAAATTTGAAAAACTATCACAAGAAATGAAAGACTATGAAGATATGTGTATTAAAGTAGTTAATGAAAAAGATGAAGTAATTGCTAGATTAGATGTTACTATAACTAAATTAGACCAACAAATAATAGTAAAGGATGATAAAATCAAAGCTTTACAAGGTGAGATAATTGCTTGGATGGAAAAAAATAATGTATTAGAAAAACAATTAGCCAATAGACAACAAGTAATTGATGAAAAAGATAAACAATTATCAAGGTTAAAAACTAAGATGGTTGTAGGTGGAATTGGTGGTTCCGTAGTAATAGTTGGTTTATTATTGTCAGTATTAGGAGTTTTCTAAAAAAGTACAAAAAATGACTTTTTATACTTAATATATAAATCATATAAAAAATAAACAAAAACATGAAACACGTTAAAGCATTTGAAAAATTTCGTATTCAAAAAAATAGAGAAGAGATTATCAAAGAATCTGTTTTCCAAGTTAACGATCTTTATAAAGTAAAAACTATGATTGATTTACCTCAGTCTTTAATAAACGCTTATGTTAAAAAAGTAAAAGATACTACTGGTAAAAACTTACGTCAGTTCTTTGGAGACGTAGATATTGCTGAAGAGATAATTAAATATGTAACTACTACATTTTTAGATATTGATAAAATTCCTGGTGGTGCAATAATGGGTGGTCAAACTCAAGCTCAAACTCAAGGACAAGGGCAAGTACAAGTTCAAACTGAACCACAAGCACAAACTCAAGGACAAGCTGAACCACAAGCACAAGGTCAAGCACCTGTACAAGGAGAAGCTCAAGCACCTGCACAAGGTCAAACTCCAGAAGGAGAATTTGAAGAGCCACAAGCTCAAACTCCAGTTGAAGGACAAGCTCAAGAACCTGCACAAGGAGAAGTTCAAGAACCTGCACAAGGTCAAAAAGAAGAAGAGGAAGAAGAGGAAGAAGAATTACCACTTTAATCTTTAAATATAAAAAGAAAACCACTCAAATGAGTGGTTTTTTTATTTTATATACTTATTAAGAATAAAATCTCTACGTATCGTCATTAATAAATTAAACATATCTTCATCATCATTCTTATAATACTTAATATGTTTATTGATAATATCTAAAGTTAAATCATGTTTATTATAATTTATCCAATCTTCTTTAATATAAAGTGGCATATTAGAAACATCACTAATCTTTTCTTTTTCTTCTTGAATGTAATAGTATAATTCGTCTTTCTCAAGTATAACAGATGTTAAACCCAATACCCAGTGATTACTATAGTCACTTAAAATAGAAACTATTTTAAAATCTCCAAAGTCTGAACTAAAAGAATTTAACTCAAGATTATTCATTATTATAATTATCTAAGAAGTTTCTTTCTTCTGGTGTAAGATTTTCTATACCAACAGAACTAATTCTATCTAATATTTCATCTATATTGAATTTAACCGAATTTCTTTTTTTGATTTTTTCAATATCAGACATTTCTTCTTTCAACCCTCTGAAATTACCTTTCTTTATATCCTCTACTTTAACACCAAACTTTTTCTCAAATTCATCACGAGAAAAAACCATTCCCATCACATTTACAACATCATTGATTTCATGCTTATAAAAAATTTCTACACCCATAATAATTTCCTCCACTAAAGTCTTTTCAGCAGAATCAGATGTATAAATACATTTATCTCCTTTAAATACCGCAATATCCTTTCTATCCATCAAATAAACAATATTTATCGAACCAAGATTCTCTAATTCAGTCATAACACTAACAGTATTATTGATACGGCTATTAAAACTCGTCTTATGTGTGTAAATATTATCCAATATTCCTTGAAAAATATCATTTATTTCTTTTTTATAATTTTTTTCATTATAAACATCAAGAATCTTTCTTAAAAGATTATTAAATAAATAACCTAATGCAAAGAAACCTAAAATAATTGCTATAATCGTAGCGTTACTATATACCATATACTGATTTTCTAATTTTTACTAATAAACTATTTATAAATTTTTCATCTACCTTTTCCGGTAAATTTGATTCTTTAAACAAAGTATCTACTTCTTTAATCTCACTTTCAACGTGGTCAATCAAAGTTTGTAAATCTACCTCACCTCTTCTAATTGCAAGAAGCTCTTGAGCATTTGATCTTCTAACAAGTATACCCTTACCCTCTGCAATTTCACGAGCCATGTCCATCAATCTACGACAATGTAACATGTTTTTCCCGTCAATTTGTTGACCGTGTGACTTAACATCAACCCATCTTTGAAGATTTCTCTTTTCTAACCATTCTTCATATTCTCTAAAGTCTTTACAGTGTTCAGAGTAACCATCTTTATTATAAATAATGTTACACAATGAGACTTCACCTTTTGGTATAGAAGACAATCTTAACTGATTTGAAATACCTAAATTAGGTGTTTCTAAACCTTCATCACCTACTTTTACAAGTCCTTTGTAAAAACCTGGTTTATCATTGTAGTAAACCGCATAAACGTCTTTAGCATGTGGAACATTTGTTAATCCAAACATTCTTATATCATATTTCCTACCAAATAGTTTATGTAAGAAATCACCTTTGTAATCAGAACCATATTTCGATTTCTTAAAAGGTATTGTTTTCTCACCATCAATAACATAACAGAAGTCAAGTAAGTCTTTACGAACTACTTTATCTTTCTCCCAGTTTTGTTTCTTGTTTTGACCTTTAGCTTTACCAATTTGAGCTCTAGCATAACCACCAAAAGAGTTTGCACAGATTTTAGTAATAAATTGGTCTCTATCTTCCAATATCAAATCAAAAATAGGATCTTTATAAATAATACAATCTTCTGGAGTATTAAGCAATTCCAAAACTGTTGGATTATTACTAGCCAACAATTCTAAAAATCTACGTATCTCATAGATTACAATATCATTATTATCATCATTTATTTGTTGTTTATATTTAAACCCCATAATATCATCCATTGGTTGTATAAATACACCTGCAAAGTCAGTATCGGATGTCTCTATGTTAGTTCCATAAGCATGTGAACCTCTAACCACCAAGAAAAGTGGTATAGCACCAGGAGATCTTTCATTTATAAGTTTTAGTAATTGTTCTTTCATTTCTATTATATAATTTTTACAAATATAGTGAAAAAAATCAAATGTTCAACTATTTAAACTTCTTTTTTAATTCACTTAAATCTAAGAGATACATATCTTTTGGATCAGTATCTTCTAGTATCTTAATCTCTTCTTTTTTAGCAGTGAAGTCCTGCTTCATTTTCTCAAATAACTCTTTTGTTAAAGAGTAAATTGACATTCTTAATAAGTAATCATATGAATCATCTATTTGTTCTAGTCCTAATGAATCAATACCGTTGATAATCTCATTTTTAGACACATTGTTTATTTTTAACTTCTCATCTAGAATAGCTTTAATAAATCTACCTCTATTACTTAATATCTTTAACTCTCTATTAAGTTTATCCAAAGTATGTTGTTTTCTTATATTATAGTATTCTAATCTAAATTTGGTAAAGTATTCTATAATTTCTTCTGATGTTTCAAATATTTTTAGTTTACCAAACTCATCCAATGTTGTAAATATCTCTGTTGACGATTCTTCTAACTTTAAAAGCTTTATTAAAGCAGTATCATCTAAACCCTCTAAAGCAGCTCTATTAAACTTTATTGTATAATCAACATTATCTTTACAATTATCATCATATGAAACTATATCTTTATTATCAACCAGTTTATCAAGTATTTCTTCATACTTTTCATACGTCATAGAAGGTGGTAACTCACTTATCTTAACCGTTGAAGTATTTACTTTTTGAAAACGACCTCTTATTATCCATCTTTTACTATTTTCTTTATCTTGTATGAATTCACCTGTAAACTCATTTAAAGACGGTTTAATACTAGATATTTTTTTACCTTCAATAACTCTAACACAACTATCAATAATGCTTTTAATGTCTCTATTTAGAACATTAGAAGCAAAACCAACTGCAATTCCTGAAGAACCATTTAATAGAACTGTCGGAATGATTGGTAAAAAGTATTTTGGTTCAATTGTTTCACCTTCTTCTTCTTTATAATCAAGTAAGTCAAAATCTTTATAAATCAATCTAAAGTTCTCACTTAATTTAGTTCCAATATATCTTGCCGCACCCGGTTGTGGAGAACGTAATGAACCAAATTGTCCATCTTCTTCAAGTAAGGCGGCATTATTTTTAAATTTTTGTGCCATTGTTACAATAGCATTTTCTAATGAAGTATTACCGTGGTGGTAAAAAGCATCAGACGCAACCTTACCTGCTAACTGGAATACTTTTATATTTTTCTCACTACCATTTCTCCAAATTTGATTGGAAATATGAATGATTTTTCTCTGTGTTGGTTTGAATCCATCAACAACAGATGGTATTGCTCTTCCTTCAATAGAGTACATTGCAAACTCTTTATACTCATTTGATAAGAAATCGGAAATCGTTTTTTCTGTCATCATAATTTTATATATAGTAAAAATTAATCTTTGTTTTTAGATAATGAATAAACTGAAAAAATATAACGACTTTTTAATCCTTGAAAATTATGATAAAAATATAAAAGCACAACTTATTAAAATGGGTGTGACTGATAAACAAGAATTAAAAAAACAAATTACTTTATCTAAACAAGGTCACTTAGGAGCTTATCTACACTCAAAAGGAGAGAAGTTTACTTTTGGTTTACTTAAAGCGATTTTTAAAGATGCAATTGATGCTAAAAAGAAAACTACATTAAAGAAAAATATATTTAATTTATTACCAATTGCAATTCCTTTATCACTAGCACCTTTCTTTCCTGTACTAGCAGTAGTAGGTACTATATTTGGATCTTCACGTATTGTACATAAAATATTTGATACTATATTTACTTACTTAGAACCACAATCTAAATATACAGACTTCTTAAAGAAAACTATCGATACTTATATGAAGTTACCAGAAGGAGAAGTTAATTTAAAAGATAGATTTTCAAGAGCATTTGTAGTATCTGATAGGTTAATCGAAGCACTTAAACCAGAAGTAGTAAATGAGTTTACAACATTTATTAGTGAGAAAATGAGTCAAGAAGACGATGATAAGGTTGTACCAGATCATTATATAGAAAATGAATTAAAAACATATCTTAATGATAATTTTGATATAGATCCTGAGATACCTTTAAAGAAAAATTAATCAATATAAACATTAAAGTCTTTTCCGGTAGAGAATACAAAATCACCATCAATTTCATCATTATTATATAATACTTTATAAATAATTCTAAAACCTTCTAATACTTTAATTTCTAAAGTAAGTAGTTCGGGATCAAAATTATCTACTTCAAAATCCCCCTCAAAGAATGTTCCTTTTTCGATAGATACACAAGTAATTGCAGAATTTTCTTCATCGGAATAAATTTCATTTGTTAACAATTCAGTAGTAACTAACTCATCACAAGGATTTTCATAAATAGTATTACCATCACCATCTATAACTTGAATAAGTGATTCTGCTAAATAAGCACCATAGCAATGAAAATTATCATCAATTTCATACCAACTAAAATCATCATCAATATACTGAGTAAAATACTCTTCTAATGAGTCGTAACTTTCATAAATTTGTTCAACCTTTTCATTTGTTAGAGTTCCCTGAGTAACTTCTGCACCATATCCGGAAATATAAACTTTTAATTTCATTTTAATTATATTAAATTATTTTTAGGAGTTGTTATTTAAAATATATACTAAATGGAACTATTATTAAAAAAACTGGGAATCGAAAAAGTCAAAGTTATGGATAATAATTTTGATGAAATTTATGAGAAATACACTCAAAAAGCCAAGGAACAAGGTTTCTATGGTGAACTTAAATTTATTAAAGAACACTCAAAAGTTATGATTTACGTTGTTGTTAACTAGATTTTTTAACAGATAAAATATAAATAGCTGTTAGAAATATTACAAACGAACTAAATATAGGAAATTGAACCTCACTGAAAAAATTCATATCAACTAATACACCTATTAGTAAAGAAACCACCATTAAAATATAAGCAAATACCTTCATATTTTTATATATTAATTTTAATATATACTAAGTTAAAAAAATATAAAACAAATGAAGAAATTATTATCAATTTTATTATTTATAACAACGTTCATGAGTTATTCTCAAGTTGTTAGAGATAGTGTGTTAGTTAAAACAGACATTTTTGAAATCAGTTATTCCGAAAAATTTGAACAACCATTAAGAGTTAAGTACCGTGTTCTTTGTCAAGAGGGTAAAGTTTCAAGACAAGGTATGGACTTCTATACCGAAAAAGGCTACAAAACATCAGATTCAAAAGATTATGAGAATAATATTTATGACAAAGGTCATTGTGCACCAGCAGCAGATTTCAATTGTGATAAAATAATGTTACTTAAAACATTTACTTATTTAAACTGTACTTTACAAGATCAATTCCTAAATAGAGGTACTTGGAGATTATTAGAATTACATGAAAGAGAATTAGCTAAAAAGTATATTGTTGATGTTGAAATAAAAATTATATTTTCAGATAAATCAATTAAACTACCAACCGGAGCAACAGTACCAGATGCCTTTATTAAAACAATAAAATATGATGGTAAAGTTGAGAAATATTACTTTATCAATGAGAAACCAAAATCTAATAACTACACACTTTACTTAGTAAAATAAAAAAGAGACTCAATATTGAGTCTCTTTTTTTATTCAAATTCAGATTTTAAAATCTTAACAACTTCTCTTATTGTTTCTTCTTCTAAATCTGTTTGTTTAACAAGTAAATTAAAGTCCGCCTTTAAAACACTTTTAGCTGTATCATAACCAACCTTTTTAAGTTCATCAATAATCCAACCGTCAATTTCATCTGAGAAATCTTCTAATAAGACATCTTCATTATGGTCAACGTCAGAGAATACATTTATTTTGTATCCAGTCAATTTACTAGCCAATTTAATGTTTAAACCACCTTTACCAATTGCTAAAGACATGGTATCAGAAGGAATAATAACACTTGCGGTTTTATTTTCTTCATTTATCTCAGCATTTGGTTTACTTTGTCCTAATGCCCTCATTATGTATAACGATTTATTAGTAGTATAAGTAATAACATCAATGTTTTCGTTATTTAACTCTCTTACGATAGAGTGAATTCTACTTCCTTTAACACCTACACAAGTTCCAACAGGATCAATTCTATCATCATAAGACTCAACTGCAACTTTTGCTTTAGAACCAGGTTCTCTAACAACAGCTTTAACTGTAATTAAACCGTCAAATACCTCAGGTATCTCAAGTTCAAATAATTTTTCTAAGAACTTGTTAGAAGTTCTTGATAAAATCATATAAAGTTTACCATTTTCAATAGAGACACTTTGTAACATAGCTCTAATTGAATCACCTTTTCTAAAGAAATCACCTGGAATTTGTTCTGTTTTAGGTAAAACAAATTCATTACCTTCATCATCAGTTACGATAACTTCTTTTCTTAAAATTTGGTAAACTTCACAAGTGAAAATTTCACCTTCTCTATCTTTATATTTTTTGTACAAAGATTCTTTACCTAAATCCATAATTTTAGATTTAAGTACTTGACGAATTGATGAAATTGAACGTCTACCAAAATCAACAATTTTAATTTCATCAGCAAATTCTTCACCAACTTCAAATCCATCTTCGATTCTATTTACATCAGTAAATTTAATATGAAAATTTTCATCAAATTCATCATAACTGTCATCAACAACAAGTCTATTTCTCCAAATTTCTAAATCTCCTTTATTAGGATTCACAATAATATCAAAATTTTCAGATGAACCATATTTTTTAACAATAATAGTTTTGAAAACTTCTTGCATTACTTTAATCATTGATTCTTTATCAATGTTTTTAACGTCTTTTAACTCTGAAAAAGACTCTATTAGATTTATATTATCCATAGTATTTATATTATATTTTTATTTGTATTCAAATAATACAATTATGTTTAAAATAAAAAAAGATGTATTAAACATCTTTTTCTTCTTTTTTTCTCTTCCACAACAACCAAAGCCATTGAAAAAGAGGGATAAAAATTGCACCCATAAACCACTCCCAGTTATTGAATACGAAGTCTTTTATACTAGAACCTAGATTAGACTTGACTTTTATCTTCCTTTCAAAGACGGTAATGTCTTTATAATAATCATTACCATCTTCTTTTATTCTAATTTTTACATTAAGTTTTAAATTATTTTCACCACCTTGTAAAGGACTTACACTCCAAGCCCATTCTGTATATCCTTCATCATCTATATTTTGAATATCAGTTGATAATGGAGTTATTTCAAAATCTTTTTTACTTGATAATAAACTGGCAGACATTACCGGGGAAACAGTAATTGACTCAACTTTAACTTCTTCTAAATTATCAGATATAGGTATTTCTCTATCACCGACCAATAAAACAGTTTTATCATTTTGTTTACTTATCCTAACCTTTACTGAATATTCTTCACCAACCTGCATTTCATTCGGCACAGAATAAGCTATTAAACCTCTTGGTCTAACTTCTTTAGGTTGAATTATCGGTGTCTCTTCTTTTATTTTAGTTTTGGTTTTAATATTTTTTGTAACTATAGGTTCTGTATCTTTTGGTGATCCAACAATTTCAATATCATCTTTTGTTCCGGAATACTTTTCATTTTCCTCAATATCAGGACAACCCATATTTTCTACTCTACCTTTTATATCAGGACATTTATCATACATATCATCAACACCATCTTCATCACTATCACAAAAAGTTTCTAAAGGTGGAGTCGGTACAACTGTATTCTTTGTAGTTTTACAAGAAAGTAACATAAATAAAAAAAGAAAGAATATATATCTCATAATCTATATATTCTTTCTTAAATCTTATTTTATTTTAAAACTTCATCAATTTTATAATCTCTAAAACTTTGAACATCAATGTCTGTAGCTTTTACTTCATAAAAACTTATACAAACCATCTTCATATATTGTTCAGTTTCTTCATCATTTGCATCGGGATGAAGAATGTTTTCTGTATCTCCCCAACCAACTTTTTTAATTGGTCCATACTTTTCAACTAAAGATTCATTGAATTTCTGATACTCGTCAACATCAACATCTAATATATCACCTAAATCATATGAATAATAACTAAGTGAAGTTGTTCTAAACTCCTGTTTATTTAATTCATTTACCTTTGTTTCTGCATCTTCTTTTGAGAAACAAATCAACTCTGGGCTTCCTCCACCACTCTCTGATTCTGAGTAGATATTATCATCATACTCATAACCTTTTTTTACAATTACGTGTGCTTTCATATTTTATTTTAATAAATCGTTAATTTTTTTATCTCTAATGTATTGTGTTCTTAAACCTGCTAATGACATATTCCAGTTATTTTTAATATCACTAATATGTGAGTTATTTAAAAAGTCTTCTTCAAATTTATCCATACTTAATGAAAAAGTTCTATCTCTTTCAAGTTTATAAATATAATCAAATTTATAATCTGGATAATCGTATGACAAATCATCAGTAACTATAATAACTGGTAAATCTGTTACTTCTCTTATAGAATCAAGTAAAAAATTAAATTTTCTATTTGACTCAACAATAATAATATCCACTCTAAATAAATTCTCAGATAAAATATCTGGTATTGAATCATAAGTAGTATAAGTACAAGAAGCACATTTAAGTTGTAGTGTGTCATTCTTATGAGTTAAAAACAAACAATTATGACCCATAAGATCATAATCGTCTATTAGTTTACTAACAACATATTTAGCTTTATCATTTAAGAAAAGATTTGTTTTACCAATGTCTAACATTTTTTAATATTTTTGTTCTATTTCTTTATATGAAAGAAAGATAAAAAAGGCAGCAAATATGGCTATAAGTATATTACTAGTCATAATTGACAAAATGAAAAGTAATCCACTTGCAACTATTGAAATATATCCATTGATTTTTCTTCCAATCGAAGGTTTAGTCATCCATTGACAAATTGCTTTACAAATTCTACCACCATCCATTGGATAAATAGGTAAAATATTAAATATAAATAAAAACATATTCACTTGTGAAAATATATCCAATCCTAAATAAGAACCAATAAACCACAATACTAAATTAGATAGTGGACCTGCAGCAACAATTAAGATTGTTTGATTATAAGGAGAATAAGTAGTATCAATCGCAGCGGCACCATTAAATACATCTAAATAAACATGTTCTACATAATGGTTAAATTTCTTAGCAACTGCGGTATGTGCCAATTCGTGTACTAAGACTGCAACAAAAATAGATAAGAACCAATCAATAGAGGTACTAAAATCATTTTGTAACATAAATAAAGGAAGTAAAATAAAGAACCAGTATTTTAAATAAACTGGAGTTCCCATAAAGTCAAATAACTTAAAAGCGTTTTTCATATATAATTTTTAGTTTAAAAAGCAAAGATATGGAAAAGTAAATGATATTAAAAAATTATTTTAAATAAACTTTTATACATTTTAAGTATATCAATTCAATAAACTTTTAAATTAAAAATATGACAGATTTTGGAAAAGATTTTAAAAAATACGCTTTAAGTGAAGGTATTTCTTCTATGAACCTACATTACTTCGAGAAAGGATTACTAGAAAATAGTATGACACCTTACATTCTTGAAGAAAGAGAAATGAGAGTAACGCAGATGGACATTTTTAGTAGACTTATGCGGGACCGTATATTATGGGTTGCCGGTGTAGTAAATACACAAATGTCAACTGTAGTTCAAGCTCAATTAATGTATTTAGACTCAGTTGAGACAAAAGATATTACAATGCACGTTGATTCACCGGGTGGTTCAGTTTTAGCTGGATTAGGTATGGTTGACGTAATGAGATATATCAACTCTGACGTAGCCACAATCAATACTGGTATGGCTGCTTCTATGGGTTCTATTCTTTTATCATCAGGAACTAAAGGAAAACGTTCTTCTTTGAACTTTTCCAAAGTAATGATTCACCAAGTTTCTTCTGGTGCATCAGGACACGTTGAAGATAATCGTATCTCCCAAATGGAATCAGAAAAATATAACTATATCTTATTCAAGATGCTTGCAGAGAATAGTGGTAGAGATTTTGATTATGTACTTGAAAGTGCAAGAAGAGACAAATGGTTAAACTCACAAGAAGCGTTAGATTTTGGATTTATTGATGAAATTATTATTACTGATAAAACAAAACCAATTTCTACTTATCTTGATGGATTTGATGATTACTATACAAAAGAAATCTTAAAGAAATAATTAAAACCCACTGAAAAGTGGGTTTTTTTATTTTAACTACATTCTGGACAATCAACTCGACCGTTACCATCACATATATCACAACGAACCATGCCACCACCTTGACACACACTACAAGCTTCACCACTAGCATCTCCACCCGATCCATCACAATTAGTACAATCTATTTCTTCTCTACCCTCACACTCTGGACAATCAACTCGACCGCTACCATCACATATATCACATCCTTCATGAGGACCACCATCAGTATCAGTTAGTTCAACACAACCATTTGCAGTTCTAATATAACGATTAGATATTACTCCAGTTTCTGGACTATAATATTTCATCGTGTCCATATAAGGATAAGGACTATACTCACCTTTCTTTAAAGTAATAACTACTTTTGAATCATGTTCATCCAATTCAATACCATTTTCAACAAGTGGTGTGGTTGAACTATAAGTTTGACTTTCTTTATGAAGATAACCTTTCGAATCACAATACTCTGTAAATAAAAGTATATCAGCAGTTCTAATTATATAGATTCTATCCATAATTCGTCTATCATTATCATCTAGCCAAAGAATGGCTCTTCCTGCGATTTTTGAAGAATCTTGTTCACTTAATAAAATAACCAACGATACCTTATCAGGATTATTAACATAAATATCAAAATAATCTTGACATCTACTGTGACGCATACAAGAACCACCTAAAGAACCGGATTCTGATTCATAATTATCCACTAAATAACAATGTTTTATATCTTCACCTTTAACTTCTTTAAATCTTGAAAATATATCTGTTTTCATCTGCATTACTTTCTTATATTGATCAACAAAACTTTCAATTTCTATATCTGTAAACTTCTCACCTAGTTTTGTCAAAAATGCTCTAACAAATCTACCAACATTTACATCAGTACTTCTTATCGAAGCATAGTCTGGTGTTAAATTACTTTTAGGTGTAAGTACATCAAAAATATCCTTTCCTGAACCAAATTGAAAAACAACCATAACATCACTATTATCATACATATATCTCCAAACACCACTAGGTGATATTTCATTTAATTCATCAACAGTCATTGTTCTTGTAATTATACCTTGTTCACCATTTCTAGGTTCAGCAAACCTGTTTATGATTCCTTTTGCAGCCTTAGATAAATTATCATAAACAGATCCTTTATTTAAAATCTTATATTTTACTTTATCTATTTTATCTTGTGGTTTAAAGAAAACACTATCTATCTTTTCTTTATTAATATCAATAAAGTTTCTATCAATATCTTTATCTTCACCTCTAAGTGAAATAAGTTTTTTTGCTATAGGAGATTCTATTTTATCTAAGACCTCCATAAAATTAGTAGTAAATACTATTTTAGCTTCTAAGAGTAATTGTAATTTACTTTCTGTTATATAATCGTAGTAGTTTGTAATCATTATCTATATATTAAATTGTATCATGAAAAAATCCCTCAATCGAGGGATTTTTTTTATCTATATTCTTCACAGTCTGTACAAGCTACTTCCTCATCACCATCACATTTTGAACAAGTTTTCTTACCTTCTCCACCACAAGTTGAACATTGTTGACCATCAATTTCTCCGTCACCATTACATTCAATACAAACTTCTTCTCCATCTCCATTACAAGTAGGACATTTCATAACTTCACTATCATCACAAGTTTTACAATCTGAATGACTCCATTCTCCACCAGTATCTTCTAAATAATAAAAGAAACCTTTAGGTTTTCTAGAATTTGTTATAATTCCAGTTGCTGGATAATAATACTTCAGAGTATCCATATAAGGGAAATTCTCATGATCTTTTTTCAATTGAACGTCAATAGATAGATTTTGATCTTGACCTTCTGGTCCAATACCTTCGATTCTTGCAGCACTATTATTGTTTGATTTATACCACCAACCATTTTCTTGTGCATATTGTCTAAACAATTCAACATCAGAATCATTATTTGTGTAGATTCTATCCATTACCTTTTTACCATCTAAAGTTTCCCAAAGAATAGCACGACCAATAATCATATCTTCATCTTCTGTAGCTTTAAAAATAACTAATGAAACAGTATCAATATTATCTGTATATGGTTCTAACCAACTCGAATCAGCTTCTGCCATACAAGAGTTAGCTAATGATCCACTCGCATCATAGTAATTATCATATTGATACTTATCATATATTCTTCTACCCTTAACTTCTTCAAAGAAAGAGAACTTATCATTAAATTTATCTATTTGAGCTTTATATAAATTAACAAATATTTCAATATCTCTCGCATTAAACTTAGCAGTATCATCATCTTTAGCAGCTAAAGTCAAAAGAGCATTCATTGATCTACCAACTCTAACATCTTGACGATTTTTTGACCAAACTAACTTACTTCTATCATCTACTGGTCTCAATTTTTCTAAGTTAAAAACTCCTTGTCCATTTGCAAATTTTAACCAAATCCAAGTTTTACCAGACTTTTCAGAAACTATCTTTTCAACAACTTCTCCTACTTCTGTTGAATCAGGTCTATAAACATCACCTTGTGGAACATATCCTAATATACCAAAAATTGCATTATTTGCTTCACCATGTGTTAACCAACCACCATTATTTCCTACAAAACGATATAATTCTTTTGGATCATTTAAAATTTCTTGAGCTTTTCTATCTGGAGTGAAATAAACATAGTCATTTCTTTTTGGATCTATATCAAAGTAGTTAGCCACTACTGGTAAATCTTTTTTCTCTAAACCTAAAATCTTTTTCGCAACTGGATTGTCTATTTTACCTAATACTTTCTTAAAGTTATCAGAAAACATAACATCAGATTCTAAAAGCATTTCAATCAACTGAGATTCTGTTATTAAATCATGTGATTCTGTTATAAAATCAATATATTTTTTTAACATTATTATAATATAATTTTTTAGTATATATTATTATTTCATTCTCAAAAATCAAACTTTAATAAAAAACCCATCTATTAAGATGGGTTTTGAAACATTCTTTGTATTTTTCTTTTTCTAATAATTTGTTTGATCTTATAATAACTCTTCTGAATAGAAGGATATAAAGAAGTAAAATCATAATTAGCTATTAATGGATTAGCAATCAAATTTTGATGTGGGTGTGGTGGGCTAACTTGTACCAAACCTTGACCTCTATAATTTATTCGATTGTTAATTAACTCTTGATATAATTTCTCTAATTCTTCATCCATTATTTTGTAGTTACTTTTCTGAACAAACTTAACATAAGATTATATGTTATTTTGAATTCTAGATTCAAAGAATTCCAATCCCATTTAGAATCCTTTCTTTGATAAGCAGGTAATGCTTGAAATATTAATCTATTCCAAATAAAATTAGCCGCAGTAAAGTCAGTAATTTTACCACTTCGTGCAATTTGTGATGCAAACATAGGTATTCTAATTGAATGAAAGAATGATTTTATCGCAGTACGATACTCACCTTCAATCAATAATTTTTTCTTACACTTTATCCATGAGTTAGAACTAACGTGTGAAGTTGCGTGTCTTAACTTAGGTAAGTTTATCTGAAAATCAAATTTTTTATCTTCTTTTAAGATAGCCCACTCTGGTGCAAAGATACATTCAAGGTTATTCATACGATGCCACTCTAAATCTTTTTGAAATCTATCTGGTGTATAAACATGAATGTTATATCTTATATTACGAGTTTGTAAATTATATGAATATTCATCTTTAACTGTTTTATTTAACTCAACTGCTTCAACCGAGTTATTTGCTACCATTATAATATCCCAGTCAGAATTTGCATCATAAGTACCATATACTTGTGAACCAAAAATATAAACATTAAATACACGACTTGGATGTATTCCTGCTATTTTAATTATATCATCTACTTTAGGAACCCATCTAAATGTTGCGGGTAGTAATTTTACCATATTATTTTATTTTAATAATTTCTTTAATTTATCTTCTCTTATTTGAGACTTTGTTTTATAGTAATCTTTCGACTCTAAATAATTTACTGTAATGATTATCTCACCATTGCCTTTCTTTAACATCAAAGACCAATCATCATCGGTTTCTTTTAGATGTATAATTTTTAATTCTGTACCTTTCTCAATGAAAACTGTATTAGGTTTACTTGTATGACTTTGAACATGATAACTTTTTAATGAACCATCCCAATAAAAGTCTTTAGTTGTCACTATAATTTCATCTTTTTGTGGCACATGATATACTGATTTATCTAATTTCCACTGACCACCCAAAATCTTTGCTTTTACAAAAACTATATAGAAACATATAAGTGAAAGTAAACCAATACCATAGAAGGTAAAAGGTTTAAATTGTATCATAATAGTTGAGGTAGCAACAAATAATAGAATTAATAATGTATTTCTATCTTTAGATAACCACTTATCAAATAAGTATAATTTGTTTTTTAACATGCTAGATATAATGTACATTCGTTACTATTTAATACTTTATTTATTTGTTCTTGTCTTTTATAAGTTTTCATTATATTAGAGATCTTATGATAGTAAGTTCTTAAACTATCTCTTGTTTGCTCACTTCTCCAACGAATACTATTATCATATAGATACTCTATCTCGTCAAGAATATCTTGATAAGTCATAATAGGTTTAGAATAGTTATCTCTAATTAAAACAATAGATTGTGTGTTTGGATCTGAATAAAATGAACTCACATCTTCACATAACATATCATCACAATCAGTGATGAAAGGGAAATTCATCTTTCTTTCTATTACTTTAAAGGCAATGCCATGTCGTTGTATAATTTCCATTTCACAAAGATAGTATAATTTTTTCTATTTATTTTATTTTTTCTTTCAATTATTTTTTGTACTTTTGTAAAACAAATGGTGAAAAATTAGTTATAATTAAGTCTAACGAAATAAAACAAATAAAGAAAAATAAGTATAATATATTCAAATATATAACGGTCCCATAGCTCAGCTGGTTAGAGCAAAAAACTCATAATTTTGAGGCCGGGGGTTCAAATCCCTCTGGGACCACATTAAAAATACAAAATAACAATGGAATTAAACGAAATTAAAAAAGATTTGTATAAATCTAAAGCAATGGCAAAATTAAGTCACTATGTTAGTGGTAACCTTTACTATACAGTAGAGTTAGCTGACGGTGTTTATCAATTTCCTATTGCAACAGTCGAAACATCAGTTGTTTATCTCAATCCTGAAAATGAAGGTGTATATGACGATGAACCAACAATCGAAACATTACAATTATCTTCTGACTTAGGCACAACTACATTCGAGTCAGAAATGAAAGGTTCAGATTTAAACAGGTGGATCTCCAAAGCGGTAAGTAATGGTGAATTTACAAAAATTCGTGAAGTTGTGGTTAGTGAGTAACACAACTTCTAAATAAAAAGTCCTTGAAAAAGGACTTTTTTATTTTATTTTTAGATTATCAAGGTCTTTAATAATATCATCAATATACTTATTATATTTAGTTACATTTACATTTCTTTTTATAGAACTCTCAAAAAATCTTTCTATATCTTCAACTTTATCCTTTATTTCTTCTACTTTATTTGATATAAAAGGCATTCTTATATCCTCTCTTTCGTAACTATCAAAGAATTCAGGAAATCTAGAAATTGCCATTTTAGCACTTTCTACTTCTTTACCTGGTTCACATTTTACTAAAAATCCACCATCATAAGGTTCACCTATCAATTTAAGACCTACTCTTCTTAGTAATTTCTCTGCAAAGTCATAGTCAACATCTTTATTCTTTACATTATCTGACCAGATAATTATTTCACCTTTTTGATATACTGGTGATCTTAATGACATTTTGTCTAATGTAGTAACATCTACTGTTTCATCAGTGTTTCTAGTTCTATAATCTGAACCACTTTGATGTGCAGGAACTATACCTTCAAATAATTTTATGTATTTCATAAGAGTATATATTAAATTTTAAATCCGAAAATATATATATTTATTAGTTATATATCATGATGTTGCATGAAAGTGAATATATAGATAATGTGGTATGTTTATATTTTAGAGTGTAGTGATTTGACCCTTTATACCGGCATCAGTAATGACGTAGAAAAGAGAATTGATACGCATAATAAGAAGAAAGGAGCAAAGTACACCAAGACTAGAACTCCAGTAAAATTAGTTTATCAACAATCTTTTGAAACAAAATCTTTGGCAGCAAAAGAAGAATGGAGAATTAAACAACTAACAAGAAATCAAAAAATTCTTTTAATAAATCAAAATTAAGTTGTATATTTGCCATTATGAAAACGATATTTCTGGACATTGATGGAGTTTTAAACGTAGATTATGCAGATAGAGACCAATTTGGTCATATCTTCAGGGATGAATATGTACAGAATTTAAAGGAAGTTATCGAAAAAACAGGAGCAAAAATCGTTATCTCTTCAACTTGGAAAGATAAAGGAATAGAACGAATGTTGGCACTTTGGAAAGAACGTAATCTACCAGGTGAAATTATTGATGTAACACCAGATTGTGTAGATGTATGTGAAGCAACCGATATAATTTATTATGACCAAGTAAAAAGAGGTCACGAAATTAAACTTTGGTTAGATAGACATCCAGAAGTAAATCAATATGTTATCTTAGATGATATACAAGACTTCTTAGATGAGCAACAAGATTATTTTGTAAATTGTTCAACAGGAGAACCAGTAAAACCCTGGAAATTAGGAATACCAGGACTAAAAGAAGAATGTAAAATTAAAGCAATAAATATATTAAACATGAAAGATAAAATTGAATTCAGTGAGTTTTTAGATATTTCATCTAAATTAGAAATTAAACCAGGTACAATTACAAGTGTAACAGACGTACCTAAATCAGATAAACTTATTAAGTTAGAAGTTGATTTCGGAGAAGATACACTAAGAACCGTTGTTACAAACATTAAACCTACATTAGGTGAGAACTACGTAGATATGTTAACCGGTAAAACGGTTTTGTTTGTTACTAACTTAAAACCTGTTAAAATGATGGGTGTTGAGTCTACAGCGATGATTATGCCAGGTTTTTACGATGTGGATGGTAATGTAAATTTATCAATAATTAGTTCTAAACCAGGACTTTCAATATTGTAATGAAATTAGTTAAAGTAGGAGATTTAATTCATAATCACCTCGGTGGGAAATCTACCGAGGTTTCTTATGTTATGGTAGATATGGAAAATAAATACTATAAAAAAATACTAGATAATAAAGAATTTGTAGATAAATATTCTATACAAAAATGTAAAGGTATTGTTAATACAGAAAATGCAGAGGTTGATTTATTAGAAATTAATCAAATCGTTACAAGTAATAAAAATGTAGGAACTATGTCATTAAGAACAACATCAAAAATTATTGAGATTATTGATAATCTAATTATTACGGATTCAAACCTTTTTATAGTTGATGATATAAGTTTCTATAGAGATAAAATACTAACTAAATTAGGAATATGATAATAAGAACACAATCACAATATATTAGCTATAATCAAGCTACATTTGTAGTTCCTGCTTATAGTAAACTTTTAAATGTAAACTATGATAATGGACAATATACGATTCTATATGAATGTGATCCTGAACAAACAGAAAGCAAATCATTTATAATAGAACATTGGGAAAGTACATCTAATCCAAATGGAGAATATTATTCACCACCTGGTTCCAAATATTGGGGCACTGATAGACATATTCAACCAATATTATCATCAAACACAAATGGTATGGGTTCACATACAAATATTACATTAGATTTAATTAATAATACAAAATATTTTCATATCTTTGTACAAGAAATTTTATCTACTGCAGAATTAAGAGATAAGAAAATTGAAGAAATAATTTAATATATAAATTATGATAACAAAATTTAGTAGTATAGTGAACGAAAGTTCAACAGCAAAATTCAAAATAGGTATCGATATACACGGAGTAATCGATGCACTTCCAGAGTTCTTTGTATTTTTAGCAGACTCTGTTATAAAAAATAATGGTGAAGTTCACATTATAACCGGTGGTGAATGGACAGAAAAATTAGAAAAACAACTAAGTGGTATCAACTATACTCATAAATTCTCAGTTTATGACCACTTATTAAAAACTGCAGAAACCTTAGGTGAAATAGAATTTCCAGATGGGACTATTCAGAAAAAATTTGATGATGTTTTATGGGATTCCACCAAAGCAGAGTACTGTAAAGAAA